GCTGAATCATTAGGTATTGTTTCGGGCGCGGGAGCAGCCTCTGTTGCAGGTAAACAATTGTCAGGAGCCGAACCGAATGTTCCCCCTTCCAATTAGTATTTACGTCTGTATTACGGTAGCCCTCGGTAGCGTGTTTGTTACGCACCGTGTTGACGGGTATTATTCTGAAAAAGAGAAGTTAGAAGCCGTTCAGCATGTTATGCAGGTTCAAAATGAAGTAGTGCAGAGCCAAGCGGTTATATCCCAACAAACTCAAAAGGACAAAGATGATTTACAAGTTCGCTATGATAACGCTGTTGCTCAGCTGCGCGGGTTGCGCGACTCAAACATTTCAAACGGTAAATCCGCCGCCGCTGCAATACCAAGTCAAGGACTCAGATTACTTGAGCCAGATGCAGAAGTTCTTATCGGGTTTGCAAAGCAATGCGCCGATACCGAAGTAGAACGCAATGATGTTATTAATAAGTATAAGGCTTTGATGGTGAGTAAATGAATCAAAACTTTGAAAAGTCTCTTGATATGCTACTTGAATCCGAGGGTGGATTTGTAAACAACCCGAAGGATCCAGGAGGTATGACTAACCTCGGAGTTACTGCTTCTACTTGGGCACAGTTTAAAGGTCGCGCGACTAGTGAGAAGGAAATGCGTAGCCTTGACAAAGATGACGTTGCACCGCTTTATGAGAAAAAATACTGGGACGCATGCAAGTGTGACGACCTACCTTCAGGCATCGATTACCTCATGTTTGATTTTGCGGTAAACGCTGGTCCTGGCAGGGCGATAAAAGTGCTTCAGAAGGCAATCGGCGTACCTGAGGACGGTGCAATTGGTCCAGTCACACTTCAGAATATTGAAGTCATGGACAAAAATGACTTGATTACTCGGTTCTCGGAAGCTAAAAAAGAGTTCTATGAATCATTACCAACCTTCCCCACGTTCGGTAAAGGTTGGCTCTCCCGCATTGACACTGTACGCGGTAATGCCAGTCGGTTATTAGGATAATATATGAGCACTCCAGCCTACGCAATGACGTATGATAATTTGACTTCTAACGTACTCCAGTACTTAGAGCGTAAAGATGCGTCTGTTGTTGAGCAGATTCCTAACTTCATCATGCTCGCTGAATTTGAAATCGCGGAGATGATGAAGTCATTAGGTCAGCAACAAGTTGCCGAATCAGTTATGATGGCTGGAAATCCTGTTATCCCGAAGCCTGCAAGATGGCGCAAAACAACTTCATTCAACATTACCGTAAACGGTAAGAAGCAGCCTGTTTTCCTGCGTAAGTATGAATACCTAATTAACTATGCTCCGAGTAGCACTAGCGAGAGCACTCCACTGTATTACGCTGATTATGATTACGATAATTGGCTCGTAGCGCCCACCCCAGATCAGAATTATGCTTTTGAGGTATTGTATTATGAACGAATTCAACCGTTATCTTCAGAAAATCAAACAAATTGGCTTACACGCAATGCACCTAATGCTATGCTTTATGGAACACTGCTTCAGGCTATGCCGTTTCTTAAGAACGATCAGCGTGTAATCTTTCAACAAAAGTACACCGAAGCAATCACTGCATTGACCAATGAAGATAAATTGCGCATCGCCGATAGACAAGCAATAGCTCAGGACTCTTAATCATGGAATACACCAATCCTTTTACTGGCGCAACAATCTCCCCTTCTCAAGTCGGGTACATTGACCTTACCATTTCTGCCAATACGTATTTAGAATGGCCAATCAACGGTAATGATACTGTTGACGTAGCCGCGAATATCATTGAAGTAACCGCGACTACAGGCGGCTTAGAATTACTCATGCCCCCTGCGGCGCAAGTCTCAGTAGGTCAAGCGGTAATTATTCGTAACATCGGTTCAAACCCTTTTACTGTTACTAATAACAGCGGTGGCACGCTACTTTCAGTAAACTCTGGGGTAGCTTATTATCTTTATTTGACTGACAATTCAACTGTTAACGGAACTTGGTCTAACGTCACATTCGGCGCGGGAACTTCAGCTGCCGATGCTGCTACCCTCGCTGGTTACGGTTTGACTGCGATTGGTCCTACTTTGAATCAGTCTTACTCAGTTACTAATTACTATGCTAGTTCAGCTTTAACTGCTACGGCTCGTGCCCAATTTGCAGTATGGCAAGGTGGCGCGGGAACTTTAACTCTGCCTTCTGCTTCAGCTGTAGGCGCGAATTGGTTCTGCATGTTCCGTAACAACGGTTCAGGTATCCTCACCATTGCCCCAGTCGGTTCTGACACTATTGACGGTAACGTAAGCGACCAATTACAAATTACTGAGTCTTTTGTAGTGGTTTCTAACGGTAGCGGATGGAATACGTTCGGTTACGGTCAAGCAGTTCAATTTGCGTTCACTCAACTCTCATTAGTCGTGACAGGCGGAACATTAACTGAATCTGCATCTCAAGCGTCTAACCTGATTCAAGAGTTCACTGGGGCTTTGACCTCAAATCAAGTTATCATCCTACCGCCTACGGTTCAACTGTATACAATGACCAATAATACTACTGGTTCATATACTTTTACAGTTGAAACAACCTCGGTAGGCGCGGCTACGGTTACAGTGCCGCAGGGAACTTCTCTTGTGTTAATTTGTGACGGAACTAACGTGTACAACGCAGCTTCTGGCTCGTCAAGCGTTATTACCTCTTTGACCCTCGGTAACGGTTCGCTCGCTACTCCTTCACTCAAGTTCACTGGTGATTTGAACTCAGGTTTATACCTGCCGTCTTCAGGTCAAATGGGCGTTGTGATTTCAAATGCATTAGCGGCACTATTTAGTTCAAGTGGTTTATACGTGCCTAACGGCATCGGTGGGGGTAACTTTTGACCACTGACGTCTATAACCTATCGGTAGCTCCTGGGATTCAAAGAGACGGAACTCTCTTTGATGCTCCCTGCTACGTTGATGGCGTATGGGTTCGCTTTCAGCGCGGTCGTCCTCGTAAGATTTGGGGTTATAAAGGTATATTTTTGAATGCTCCTGGTGTCACTCGTGGGATGATTATGCAATCCCAGAATGGTGAAAACTATGTTTACGGCGGTTATTCAGATTCACTGCAGTATTGGCAAACAGACAATGACGATGGCGTGGGTTCTGGACCATACCCGATCACTTTAAATAACTTTACTGCTAATGCTAATAACCTCTGGCAGTTTGATATTTCTTATGATTCAGCAGGTTCAGGTGCTTTAACCGTCATTGCCCATCCAGGACAAAATTTAGAGGATATTGACAGTACAGTAAATACCCCTGTTTTATACGGAACATTTCCTGGTGGTTCAATGTCTAAAGTAGGTGTGTTTACCGCTACGGGAACTGCCACTGGAACTACTATTTCAATTCCTATTCAGAATTACCTCATTAAAGTAGGGCAATCTGTAACGGGTGCTGGTATACCTGCTAATACCGTTGTTACTTTTGTAACAGTGGTTACTAGTCCTAGTCCGCTAACTACAGTGACTATTAGTAATTCAGTTAGCGGTAGTCCTACTTCATTCACATTTGACAATAATATCTCTGTCTCAGGTGGATGCGTGATGCTTTACCCTTACCTGTTTGTTTATGGTAATAACGGTTTATTACAGAATAACTCCGCGGGTGACTTAACAAACTGGGCAGGGGCAGACTCAAACGCTAACAACGTATCCGCCACAAAGATTGTTAAGGGTTTACCAGTGCGAGGAGGTACAACTGCTCCTGCGGGTCTATTCTGGTCATTAGATTCTCTTATAAGGGTTGTATATAACCCTTCTACAGTGGGAACTTCTACAATTTATTGGACGTATGATATTGTAACCACCCAATCATCAATACTCTCATCTCAATGCGTAATTGAATATGACGGTATTTATTTCTGGTGTGGGGTAGATCGCTTCTTAGCTTATAGCGGAGTTGTTCAAGAAGTGCCGAATGATATGAATATGAATTACTTCTTTGACAATTTGAATTACGTTCAAAGACAGAAAGTTTGGGCTACAAAAATTCCACGTTGGGGTGAAATCTGGTGGTTCTACCCTAAGGGTGATTCTGTTGAGTGTAATGATGCTATCATCTTTAACTTCAGAGATAAAAAATGGTACGATGCAGGTCAATCAGTCGGTTGTGAACGCTCATCAGGGGTATTCTCAGAGGTATTTCGTTTTCCAATCTGGGCGGGTAATACTTCTAATCTATTAGACGGTTATACAATCTGGCAACATGAAATAGGTACAGATCAAGTTTATTTAAATAATGTTGACGCTATTGAATCGTCTTTTGAGACTAATAGCCTCGGATGGGTTAATGGCGGTCCAGGTACAAAACAAATTAAAGGTTTGAACCGTTGGATCCGTATTGAACGTGTTGAACCCGATTTTGTTCAATCAGGAACTATGAGCCTAGTTGTAACTGGTAAATCTTATGCTGATGATGTGAATCAAGAATCTAGCCCATATAATTTTGATTCTACAACTTTAAAAATCGATATGCGTGAGCAAAGACGTGAAATGCGGTTAAAATTCATAAGTAATACTGTAGGTGGAAACTATCAACTCGGTAATGTATTAATTAGTGCTGACGTTGGTGATGAACGTGGAACGGGTAATCCATGATAACGTATGATCCACGAGGTAAAACATGGGATTCATGGTGTGCTCTTATGGCGGAGTTATTTGCGGGTCAACAGCTCGGTACAGTGCCAGAAGAACGCTGGAAAGATTGGGCAGACGGTATGCAGGGAATTGGA